GGAGACAACTTTAAAAAATTATATTATAATTCAGATGTAACTAAACGTAACCGTAACGGTCAAACTAGTTCTGGATTATATTCTTTATTTATACCAATGGAATGGAACTTTGAGGGTTTCATGAATAAATATGGTATGCCTGTTTTCTTAACGCCAGAAGAACCTGTTAAAGGAGTTGATGATATGTGGATTGATTATGGAGTTATTGAACATTGGCAAAATGAGGTTGATGGTTTGAAATCAGATCAAGATGCTTTAAATGAATACTACAGACAGTTTCCAAGAACGGAACAACACGCATTCAGAGATGAAGCAAAACAATCTTTATTTAATCTTACAAAAATATATGAGCAAATAGATTATAATGATGATCTAAGAAACTCAAATGTTTTAACACAAGGTAGCTTCCAATGGGAGAATGGTATACAAGATAGTAAAGTGATGTTTGTACCAAATAAAGATGGTAGATTCTTAATTTCTTGGGTTCCACCGCTAAATCTACAAAACCGCGCGATTATAAAGAATGGAGTTAAATATCCAGGCAATGAACACTGTGGTGCATTTGGATGTGATAGTTACGATATATCAGGAACTGTTGATGAAAGTAGAGGTTCTAAAGGAGCATTACATGGATTAACAAAGTTCTCAATGGAAGATGTTCCACCTAGTCATTTCTTTTTAGAATATATAGCTAGGCCACAAACTGCAGAAATATTTTTTGAAGATGTATTAATGGCTTTAGTATTTTACGGTATGCCAATATTAGCAGAGAATAACAAACCTAGATTACTTTACTATTTAAAAAGAAGAGGCTATAGAGGTTATTCAATGAACAGACCGGATAAGATATGGAATAAATTATCACCAGCAGAAAAAGAAATTGGTGGTATACCTTCAGCTTCACAAGATATGTTACAAGCTCATGCAGCAGCTATTGAATCTTACATAGATAAATATGTAGGTTTATTAGAAGGTGGTTATGGGGATATGTATTTTCAAAAGACTTTGAATGACTGGTCTAGATTTAATATAAATAATAGAACTAAGCATGATGCTACTATTAGTTCCGGCTTAGCTATAATGGCTTGCAACAAAAACGCTTATACACCTGTATTCACTGTTCAAAAAGATGTAGTGTCATTAGGTTTTAAAAAATATAATAATGAAGGTTTTAGTTCAAAAATAATATAATAGATGGTTTATACTAATAATAATAGTTCTTTTCCTAGTCAGGTAGTACCGGATTCAGAGAAACAAAGCTACGAGTACGGAGCTAAAGTAGGTAGAGCTATTGAAAACGAATGGTTTAGAGGTGATAGAGTTGGTGGCGCTGGAAACAGATGGGGATCCAACTGGCAGAACTTCCACAGGTTAAGATTATATGCTAGAGGTGAACAATCAGTTCAAAAGTATAAAGACGAAATGTCAATCAATGGCGATTTATCTTATTTGAATCTTGACTGGAAACCTGTTCCTGTAATACCTAAGTTTGTTGACATCGTTGTTAACGGTATCTCTAGTAAGAACTACGACATTAAAGCATACGCACAAGATCCAGATTCAATTAAAAAGAAAACAAATTATGCTTCCGCTATATTGGAAGATATGATGGCTAAAGATCTTTTAAATGAAATACAAAGTACATTAGGAGCTAATCTATACAATACTATGGATCCTGCTAATTTACCAGAAGATAAAGAAGAATTAGAGATTAGACTTCAATTAAGTTACAAACAAGAAATTGAAATAGCTGAAGAAGAAGTAATAACTCAAATATTAGATAATAATAAATATCCGTTAATAAACAAAAGATTAAATTACGATTTAGTTGTTTTGGGTATTGCGGCATCAAAAACAAATTGGAACAAAGCAGAAGGAGTAACAATAGATTATGTTGACCCCGCTAACCTTGTTTATTCTTACACAGAGGATCCAAACTTTGAAGACATATATTATGTTGGTGAAGTAAGATCTGTTACGTTAGAAGAGGTTAAAATGCAATTTCCACATTTAACAAAAGAAGAATTAGAAGAGATTGAGAAATATCCAGGCGATGTAAATTATACACGTAGTTATTACGGACAAGATTACGATACATCTAATGTACAAGTATTATACTTTGAATATAAAACATTCTCTAATCAGGTGTTTAAGATTAAGCAAACTGATGTGGGTTTAGAAAAAGCATTGGAAAAAACCGATGATTTCAATCCGCCAGAGAGTGATTCATTTAGTAAAGTATCAAGAAGTATAGAAGTTTTATATTCAGGAGCAAAGATATTAGGTCACGAAAGAATGTTAGAATGGAAACTAGCAGAGAATATGACAAGACCATTTGCTGATACAACAAGGGTACAAATGAATTATGCTATTTGTGCACCAAGAATGTATAAAGGCAGAATTGAATCATTAGTAAGCCGTATAACAGGGTTTGCGGATATGATCCAGTTAACTCATTTAAAGATACAACAAGTATTAGCTAGATTAGTTCCAGATGGAGTATTCGTCGATGTTGATGGATTGGCCGAGGTTGATTTAGGCAATGGTACAAACTATAATGCAGCAGAAGCATTGAATATGTATTTCCAAACAGGTAGTATAGTTGGTAGATCCATGACACAAGATGGCGATATGAATAGAGCTAAAGTGCCAATACAAGAATTACAAACTTCATCGGGTAGTGGTAAGATACAATCATTGATACAAACATATCAATATTACTTACAAATGATACGTGATGTAACCGGGTTGAATGAAGCAAGGGATGCTAGTACACCAGATAGAGATGCTTTAGTTGGTTTACAAAAAATGGCAGCTGCTAATTCAAATACCGCAACAAGACACATATTACAATCTAGTTTATATTTAACTTTACGTATATGTGAAAACATTTCGAGAAGAGTTGCCGATTCATTAAACTTCCCATTAACGGCAAGTTCATTAATGCAAAGCATATCGGTTTCATCAGTTGAAACATTAAAAGAATTACAAAACTTGAACTTACACGATTTTGGTATCTTCTTAGAGTTAGAACCAGATGACGAAGAACAAGCACAATTAGAACAAAATATACAAGTTGCTTTACAAACAGGTGGTATTGATCTTGAAGATGCTATTGACTTAAGACAAATTAAAAATATTAAGTTAGCTAATCAATCTCTTAAATACAAGAGAAAGAAAAAAATGGAAAGAGATCAAGCTAACCAAAGAGCTAATATACAAGCTCAAGCTCAAGCAAACGGTCAATTAGCTCAGGAAACAGCAATGGCTGAAGTACAAAAGCAGCAAGCAATTACAGAACAGAAAATACAATTAGAGCAATCTAAATTACAATTTGAGATTCAAAAAATGCAACAGGAAGCATTGATAAAGAAACAATTAATGGCAGAAGAATTTAGTTATCAAATGCAATTAGCCGAAATGCAGGTTGCTCAAGCACAAGAAAAGCTTAATAAAATGGAAGATCGTAAAGATCAAAGAACAAAACTACAAGCCACACAACAATCTGAATTGATTGAACAAAGACAGAATAACACATTACCAAAAGATTTTGAATCAGCAGGATTTGATAATCTTGGTGGATTTGGTTTGGAGCAGTTCTCTCCTAAATAGAACAACACAACTAATTATATAATATTTTATCATGGCAGAAACAATTAAACAAGAAGGGGACTTTAAAATTAAAAGAGCTAAAGTACCTACTATTAAACACGTATCAGCTCAGTCTGTTGCAAAAGTAAATTTATCAACTAAACCAGTAGAAGATGCCGTTCAAGAGCAAACAACAGATGAAAGCGTGTTACAGCCAGAACAGTCCCAAATGGGATTGCAAGAAGTGGTCGAAGGAAACACCGAACAAGAAGTCGTTACCAATCAAGGTGAAGAGCAAGAAGTAGTTGTAGTTAATATTACAGAAACTACTGAAGAAGCAAAAGAACTTGAAGTTGAAGCAGAAAAAGCAATTAATGATTTAAAAGTATCAGGTAAACCATTACCAGAGAATATTGAAAAGTTAATTACTTTTATGGAGGAAACAGGTGGAGACATTAATGATTATACTCGTTTAAATACGGATTATTCAAATTTGAATCCAGAAGTTCTATTAAAAGAATATTACAAGAAAACAAAACCACATTTAGATTTAGACGAAATTGATTTCCACATGGAAGAAACGTTTTCGTATGATGAAGAAGAAGATGATGAGCGAGAAATTAAAAAGAAACGTATCGCTTTCAAAGAAGAGGTTGGTAAAGCCAAAAGCTTTCTAGAAGATCTTAAGAGTAAATATTATGATGAAATTAAATTAAAGTCTAATGTAAACCCAGATCAACAAAAAGCAATTGATTTTTTCAATCGATATAATGAGGATCAACAATCAGTTGAGCAGATGCATTCAACGTTTAAGGATAATACTAAAAAGTTTTTTACACAAGATTTCAAAGGTTTTGATTTCAACGCAGGTGGAAAAACATTTAGGTTTAATCTACAAAACACTGATGTTATTGCCGATAAACAATCAAACATTACTAACTTGCTTAAGAAGTTCTTAAACGAAAAAGGTGAAGTAACAGATATGACTGGGTATCATAAAGCAATGTATGCTGCTGAAAACACTGACAGTATTGCAAACCATTTTTACGAACAAGGTAAAGCTGACGCTATTAAAGACATGTTAGCTAAATCAAACAATATTTCAACCGAAGCTAGACAAACATCTATCGGTGAAATTAACGTAGGAGGATTTAAAGTAAAAGCTATCAATGGTGTTGATTCTACAAAATTAAGAATTAAAAGTAAATTTTCAAACTAAAAAAACACAATTATGGCAAATGTAACACCAAATTTTGGTACAATCAAGCCGTCACAAAAGCAACAAGCTTTAGACACAAATTATTTAAACTTTACAGATCCTTCTAATGCGGATTTCGTATCGTTTGCACAACAATATTTACCAGAAGTTTATGAAGCTGAGGTAGAGCGTTATGGAAACAGAACATTATCTGGTTTCTTACGTATGGTAGGAGCTGAAATGCCTATGTCATCTGACCAAGTTATCTGGTCTGAACAAAATAGATTACACGTTGCATATACAGGAGTAGATGTAGTGAGTGCTGCAGGTAATACATTACTTATCCCTGTTGCTTTAACTCCTGCAAATCCAAAAGATTTTGTACAAAACGTTATTTCAATCAACCAAACTATTGTTATTATGAATCCTGCTACAGGATTAGAAGTAAAAGCTATTGTTACTGCTAGTAATGTTACTACAGGTGCTTTAACTGTTGCTCCTTATACTGCTGCTACTTTAGCTGCTGCTGGATTTACAGA